CTGTGACACGCCCTCAAAGCGAAACAGGCCGATCTGGCCAAGGCGGGTGTAGAGGTTGGGCAGGATGTTGATGGCCTGCGTCATATCTGCGAGCGAATAGCCGCCCGCGTCGAAGGGATTGCGGGTGATGGTCATGGGAAAACTCCAGGAAAAAATGTCAGGGGGATGCTCGGCAGCTAAAGGTTGCCAGATCAGGCGGTGTCGCGTGGGATGATGCCTAGCGCAGCCAGCTGACCGTGCTTTGTGGCGGTCTTGGCCGCGTCATCTACGGTGGCATCAAAGACCAAAATGGCTTTTGCGACGATGGCGGGGCCGCGCGCGATGACAATGCCAGTGGCATCAGCATCGGTGGCATCGACGGGATAGAGTAGCACGGCGGCCGCCGTCTGCGCGCCGTCTGAGCCGCCCGAAGTTGCCAGCTTGTGTTTACCGCTGGCGGTGATTCGGCCAAGAACAGCGCCGACGGGATAATTTGTGCCCGCAAGAAGCGTCACGCTCTCGCGGGTGAAGTTTGGGTTTATCTCATATTTGAGAACATCGCCCATCGTGGGCGGCTGGGTCAGGACGGTCATGTCGGGGATCCTTGTGGGTTCTTGGGCAAAAGAAATCCCCCGCCGGGGAGGAGTGGCGGGGGATCAGGTGGCAGGGTTTCAGGGATGAGAGGGGTTTCAGCCCTTTGCACCTGCAGAGGCCGCGCGTTTGGCGGCGACCACGATCGGGCTTTCGGCGCTTTTGGGGATGACCGGCGATGGCGGCGCGGCCACGATATCGCGGGCATCCGCCGCGGCGCTGGCGCGTTCCAGAACCAGGCGGCGCAAGGCTTCGGGGGCCGTGCCGTCGCGCAGGGCCTTTGCGGCGTCTATTGCGATGCCAAGCCGTCCAGCTTGTGCTGCGATCTCGGCAATATCTGCGGCCTCGTTGCGCAGTTTTGCCGAAAGTTCAGCCAGATTGCCCGGCTGCGCTGCGTCCGAGACCGGCGGTGCGGATGCCGCAGGGGGCGCGGCCGGGGCGGCAGGTTGATCATCACGGGCAATGGAATGATCATCCTGCGGAATTGTTGCCTCATCGGCAGTCTCCTCACGCAGAGTATCTTCCGGATCATTCTCTGCAATGCTGTTTGTGGTGTCTGTTATGTCAGTTTGGGTGGCCATCTGTGCCTCCTTTTTCGGTTGAGTTGGTTTGCGGGACTGGAGCGCTGTCGCACGCGTTGCGCGCACGGGTGCGAGTGTTGGTGTGTTTGCCACGCGCTGTCGGAACGCAGCAAAACCGCGCTGCAGATCAATGACCTCATCGGCGAGACCCGCGGCGACAGCGTCTGCCCCGCGGTAGGTTGCGGCTTCGGTTGCGAGGGCGGCCTCCTGGCTTAACCGTTCAGCGCGCCCCGCCGCGACGGTCTCCGTAAAGAGGACCCGCAACACATCGATCTCGCGCTGGATGTCATCACGAACGGCGTCAGGCAGGGGCTGATACGGATTGCCATCCACTTTATGCCGCCCTGAATGGATCAAGGTCACACGCACACCGTCCTGATCAAGCTCGCCACTGAGGTCGGCATGCATAACGACGACACCGATGCTGCCGACGGCTCCAGTACGTGGTAGCAGAATGCGATCAGCTTGGCTGGCCAGCGCGTATCCTGCCGAGAAAGCGTGTTCAGCCACAAAAGCCCAGACAGGTTTGGTGGCACGAATTGCACGAATGCGATCTGCGAGGTCGAATATCCCCGCGACTTCGCCTCCAAAACTGTCAATTTCAAGCGCGAGACCGCGCACATTCGGATCGCTGGCCGCCGCATCAATCTGTGCTGCGATCCCTTCATAGCTGGTCTGGCCAGAGGACTGGCCAATCCAGCCGCCGCGGTGAATCAACACGCCGGAGATTTCGATCACGGCGATGCCGTCCACGACCGGATAAGGCGCGTCGCCATTTTGATGCAGGCGCACAGCGAGGTTTCCAGCGAGGATGCTGGCGCGGGCGGGTAGCAGCACTGCGCCCTCGTTCGCGCCATCCGGCTCCACCATCTCGACCTGTCGCCCGAGAATGCGCGGCCCTAGCCCCGACAGAAACGCCATGGCTTTGGACGGCTCAACCAGCAGCGGCGTGTTGAAGGCGCGCGTGGCAATGCGGGCATGGAGCATCAGGGCTGGTCCTCAGGCTTGAGCGAAGTGTCCTCCGCGTCATCGGTTTCATCTGTCGGGTCGGTGTCTTCCCCGTCATCTTCATCTGAGCTCGGCACCGCTTGCACGCCTTGCGCGGGTGATCCCGGTCTGCGGAAGTCCAGCCCCAAAAACCGCTCGCGTTCGCGCTCCGCCGCGATTTCACGGTCGACCTGTTCTGCGTCATAGCCACGCTCTGCGATGGCTTGTGTGCGGGATTTGAGACCTGCTTCGATCTGGGCGATCTCGGCATTGGCGTCTTTCAAGGGATCAACCCAATCCCACTTGGTGGGGAGCCAGTTTGCCGCAAGCAACCGAGACCGGTTGACCTCATAGTCAGGCAGAACCAATGCGTCCGACAGCACAGCCGCGTCCATCCAGCGCGCATAGACAGGACGGCACAGTTGAAAGACCATCACCGAATGCTGCCAGGCCGAAACGCGACGCCGAAATTCGATAAGTGCAAGCCTCGAGTTCGAAAAGTTACCTTTCACCATGTCGTTTGTGAGATATGGATAAGGAATGCCCAGCGCCGAGGCGACCTGCAGCAGCGTGCGGTATTGGAATGGCTCATAGGTCGCGCCTGAATCTGCAGGTTGGCCCACGGTCACATCCTCGCCCGGATCCAGCCGCACAACCTGGCCGGGGCTGATCTCGAAGCCGCCCAGCGTGTCTTCATCCTCGGGCGGCAGAAGGGGGTTTTCTGGCGCGGGAGAGGTGACGAACATCGCGTACATCGCGGCGACCTTTTTGCGGTCGAGCTCGGCATCGTCGTATTGATCGAGCAGAAACAGCTTCACGATGGCAGGTGCCAGCTTTGAGACCCCACGCAATTGACCCGCTTCCACCGGATCGATGACATGGATGACCTCTGAGGCGGGCACGCGCACCATTTCGCCCGCCAACCCTGGATCGGTGCTGTCGCCGGGGTGCCGCCGGAGGAAGTGATAGGCCACACGGCGTCCGACCCGGTCAAACTCGATCCCCTGACGGATGGCATTCCCATTGCCAGCAATTCCCGTTTGGTGCAGCGGCAACATTTCGGCGGGCAACATCTGTAGTTGCAAGGGAACAGATAATCCGTCGCTGCTGCGCCGTGGCCTGATCCGAAAGAAGACCTCACCGGCCAGAAACACTTCGCGCGCCGCGCGCCGTTGTAGCCCGTAGAAATCGGTCAGACCTTCGCTGTCTGCTTCATCTGTCCAGGCCAGCCAAAGGCGCTGCAGCTCCTCCTTGCGCGCGGCGTCAGCAATTTGCGAGATTGGTTTGATCCCATCGCCCACGGTATTTGCAGCCCAGCTCTCAACCGCATTGGCCGCATAGCCATTGTTGCGCACCAACCAGCGAGCGCGCGCAGTAATATCAGGTCCAGACGCCGCAATCAGCGCATTCACATGGGCGCGCGTCGCTTGGAACCCGCGCAGACGGCGATGATGCTGGCCTGCATCAAAGCCACCAACAAAAGCCCCGAGACGCTGCCGCCAGTTCATCACAGATGCTTCACGGCATGGGGACGAGAAATGCGCCCAGGGCCGCGCTCGGCCTTTGCGATGCGCCGTTCGATGTCGAAGACTGCAGCCGCCAATTCAGCATCCGTGCCGTAATTCACGGTCTTGCCATCATAGCTGACCGAGCGCGTGCCGCTGTAGCGTGCCGCCAGCAACGCGTTGTGGCGGGATTTGAGATCATCGAGTGTCATACGTTATTCCATGTATTTGGGCGTGCTTACCCGCCAACCGCGCTTGCGCGGGGCGGCAACGCGCCCGGCTTGCGGGTTCTTTGGTTCCTCGGGTTCGCTGTTCGGTGCGACCACCACGGTTTCGATCCCGGCCTGCTTTTCAAGCTGCCGCCACATCCGCTCATCAAAGCGGTCGGCGCCGAGGATCCAGGCGGCGGCGCGTGCATAGACACGGGTATCCAGCGCCTCGTTGCGTTCGCGCATCTTTTGCCATTCCTGACGCGCGTAGCCCCGCTTGTTGCGGATCGTCACCAGTTGCTCTGCGACGAGTTGTTTTAGCCATTCGCTGTCTGCCCAATCAGGCAGGTGAATGGTCCCGGCAGGCGGTGCCATGCCCAGCGCGCTATCTTCATCCGACAGCTTCTCAATCCGAAGATAGCGATAGGTCTCGGCCTTAAATGTCGCTGTGGCCACCGTCCAAAGCCGTGCCCCGCGCTTGAGCTTTCGTCCGTTCACGGTCGCATCAACGAAGGTTGGCCCTGAGACCGGCGTGGCCCTGTTGAATCCCTCAAGCCCCTTCACGGGTGCAACCTGCGCGATCCCCTGCTTGCGCGACCAAGCGTAAACCGCGGCGGACTCGTAGCCTGTATCTATCGCCAGTTTCGCCAGTGTCATGATCGCGCCGTTCTGGTGCGTCCAGGTCTGGCCCAGCAAGGCCGTCAGTTTTTCCCAACAAGCTGGGTCATCCGGCCCGCCCGGGATCACAATGTGATCCACCAGCCAGCTTTCGAGCCCGCGCCCCCAGGCCCAGACATCGACCTCGATCCGATCCTTCTGCACGTCCGCCCCAGCGGTCAGGAACAGGCCGCGAGCAGGGATCTGCGCTGCAAAGATCTCACGGCGATCCGCCAGCCGTTGCCATTCCGGGGCCTCCCCGCTCTCAATCCAGGTTTCGCCCAGCAGCGTGTTGCGTGCGGCGCGCAGCATCTCATCGGAGCCCTGCGCTGCCAGCCACTCCCGTGCGACCTGCTCCCAGCTTTTCCAGCCGATCGGCGAATAGAGCGCTGAGATGTGGAAGCCGATCGCGTTCGGATCGGTACTGACAGCGGTTGCGCGCCATTCGCCCTGTGCCAGCATTTCTGTTTTGTGGTGCTCCGCGATGGGTTTCTCACACCCAGCGCAGTGGTAGGCTGCGGTGTCAGGCTGCCCCTTGTCCCAGCGCAGCCGTTCGAACTGCAGCCATTGCATATAGCTGCAATGGGGACAGGGCACGAAGTAACGCCGTTGGTCCGATGCCTCGAACTCACGCTCGATCCGGCTCAGCCCCCGGATCGTGGGCGTCGAGACCATGAACACCTTGCGCCTGTGCGCGAACGTCGTGGTGCGCGCTTCCGCCAGACTGACCGGATCGCCTTCCTCGTCGGCTGAGGCCGGATAGGCGTCGACCTCGTCGAGGAACACATAGCGCGCGGGCATTGAGCGAAGGCCCGTCGCCGAATTCGCCCCGGTCAGCACCAGAATGCCGCCCGGGAATTCCTTGGACAGCATCGAATTGCCCGCATCGCGTGATCGGGCTGGACTGACGCGCTCCTTTAGCGCCGGGCTTTCTTCAATCAGCGGATCGATCCGCCCGCGTGAGGTCCGCTTCGCCATCTCTACCGTTGGCAGCACCGCCAGCATCGGCCCGGGCGCGTGGTGGATAACAAAGCCGATCCAGTTATTGCCCGCCTCCGTCGCGCCAACTTGGGCTGCCTTCATGAAGCTGATCCGTTGCGCTGGATGGCCAGGCGACAGTGCATCCATGATCGCGCGCAGATAGGGCGTCCGGGCTGTCCGGTATTGCCCCGGCTCAGCAGCGGCACGCGACGACAGTTTGCGGTGTTTATCGGCCCATTCCGACACCGTCAGATCCGGGTCGGGCCGCATCCCACGCCGCCAGGTGCGCAGGATGTCCTCCGCACCCTCGAATCCAAAGTCGAGGCCCTTGGTCAGATCGCCGTCGTTCAGGCTGTGATCATGATCACCCTCATTCAAGCGAGACCTTGAGGTCTGCCAGGGCGTCGAGCTGCTCTCGGACATGGGTTTCCAGCACCCTTTGCAGGATCGCAGTTTCGATCGTCACGGGGGTGCCCGATACCTTCTCCATCTCTGCGGATAATTGCGCCGCCATCAGGGCGGCCACGCGGGTGGGCCAGGTGACCCATGTGTCACGCTCCTGGCGTGCGAGACGAAACACCAGCGTTTCTGCCCGTGCGCGGTCGACCAGCACGCCTTTCTTTTTCTGGATCGACAGCTGGCGCTCTTGCGCCTGGTAAACCGTCAGCGCCGTGCGCGCCTTTAGATAAGACGTGCTTTCGCCGGGGCCGGAGACGCTGCCGCCATCACCCCCAGCGCCCATCCCACCTCGCGAGCGCATCTGCTGATCTGGATCGGTCATCACTCCGCGGCGCGCATCCGAGGCGGTAGCGTTGATCGACCCATCCGGCAACAGCACCAACCGCCCGTTCTTGCGCGCCTTTTGCACGGCCCCGCGCGAAAGGCCGGAATGGGCGGCATAGGCGCGTTCAGACAGTCCTTCCATGGCGCTGTGAATATCCTCAACATATTGTAAC